CATCATAATGTCATAATGTCATAATATCTTTGTAAGTGGTTCTTTAACCTTGGTTTGTTGGTATGATATCGTGTTTACAAGTTATGATAACAAGATAACGATAAGCCGTCGTGGGTCACTTTTGCTTCACTAAATATATTGTTCACTGGAAATATACATTGTTGCGGTGGGTAAGATTTGCTGGTATGTTTACTTTGTTAAGTAAATGGAGACAGCTTGTTGGCTACTGAAGTAACTACATTGGAATCCCTTGAGTATACGCCCGTTGCACCATCAGAGTGCGGTAACTACTGGGTGACTCCCGATGGTAAGAAACACCGTCCTCTCTCGCCACGTCATAAAAAGTTCTGTTCGCTGTATGTACAGGGTATGTCTGGGGCTGAGGCCGCTCGCAAATCTGGTTTCACAAAACACAAATTTGGTGCGAAAGCGCAAGGCTCTGCTCTACTTCGTAGAAATCCTCTCATCGCTAATCATATCATCGACCTGTTGAAAAAAGAGGTCGAGCGACAGAACGTTTCTATGGAGTCGCATCTTACTGAACTTTCCCGTCTGCGTGATGAAGCTGTTGATTCAGGGCAAATATCCTCGGCTATCAGTGCAGAGATCTCGAGAGGTAAAGCGGCAGGATTGTATATTGAGAAGAAGGAAGTGACCGTCAACAAAGTCGAAACGATGTCCGATGAAGAGCTAAGATCAAAGTTACAGGATTTGTTGGACGGTGGCAATATGAAAGTGGTGAACCATGTATCAGACGGAGAAGAAACTCTACCAAGCATTGAAGACCAATTTGACCAAGGTTCATTGGCAGAGGATCGAGACGGGAGCATTACAGCAGGGAGTTCCTGATGTCAATGCCTGTTATCATGGTACAGAGTTTTGGCTTGAACTTAAATGCACATCTACTGATACTGTTTCACTGACTCCGTTTCAATGTTCATGGCACATGCGCCGCGCATCAGTTGGGGGGAGGTCATGGATACTAGTCGCCCATTCAAAACACAATGTTTTGACGCTTCATCGTGGGAGTGATGCTCTGAGGTTATTGGACCATGGGGTTTCATCATCTACTGCATTCTCATACCATGCGCCGATTGATTGGCCTCAGTTTTTGCATGATGTTTGTTTGACTGACTCACTGCAATTAAAGGCTCTCGGTTGACTGACCGACTGACTGACTGATTGACTGCAGTTCCAACCGTTCATAAGATTGTTTATTTTGTACTTTACTTCTTCCTCTTACTATACTATATTATAATCATGGTTAAGGCGGTCGCCTAGCCAGCTGCTCACAGTCAAGAAAGGACATTATTATGACTGCAGTTTCTAAGAAGAAGGCTACTTCAAAAAAAGCCACTGTTAAGACAGCTTCTGCTACTTTGAAAGTTGTTGATCCCGCTGGTAACTCTGGCATCCCTGCTCCAGCCCCTAAGGGCTTTGACGGTCGTAAGATCAAGCTTGTTGCTTTGTCTAAGGAAAATCGCCGTTTGCCTAATCAGGCCGTTGTTGTCTTGAATACGCTCAAGGCTCTCGGTGCTGACAAAAAGCCCGTTACTCAGGCTGAGCTGATTGGGGCCATGCTTGAGAACGGTCTTAAGACTGTTCAGACACCAAAGCGCATTTATACATTCTACCGCAAGGATTTGTTGGAAGAAGGTTACATCGCATACGCATAAGTCAGCGAGGGCGGTCATCATTTGACCGCCCTTTCATCATCCCCGTGGTTTGCCTGACTGACTGACTATATACTACCCTTCATCATCATTTGAAAAACAACAATGGCAGCGCAATCAAAAATCTTTGATTTTTGACCAAGGTCTATTGATTGATTGACTCAGTCACTGTTTGACTGACTCGCGCTAGTGACCCGCGTGTAAATTAGTCCTTTACTTTAGTAAAAGTGTGTGCTATACTATAGTAGTAGGCTAAAGTGTGGCCTACGCGCTATTTAATATGGTAAAGAAAGGACTAAAACCATGTCTAAAGACACGCCTAAAGTTATGCCTAAAAATCGTATGGTCGGTGTATCAAACGACCTTTATAAAGACTTAAACGACTATAGGGATATCTTATCAGACCAGTTAAATATAAAACTGTCACTTAGCGACGTGGTCGGTAAATTACTATACGACACACTAGCAGAGAAATAAAAATAGCCCCAGACACACACGTGTCTGGGGTTTAACTTTTTTTATATCCGTGTCGTTTTTTACTTTACTATAGTAAAAACATGTGATATAATGATATGACAATAGCAATTAAGAAAGGACTTAGCTATGACCAAGAAAATCTCTTCACCAAAGTCAAATGGCGCGACTGTCACTCCCACTGTTGACCCAAAGTCTGTTGCACGTTGCGGTATCCCTGCACCTGCACCAAAGGGTCGCAATAACATTAAGTTGAAGCTTGCTAAAAATGCGGCTGAGCTGCTTGAAGCTAATCCGCTGCCAGCTCAGGCACAAGCTATTTTGTTTGTGCTTGATCAGCTCGGTGGTTCTGCCAAGCAGTCTGAGCTGATTGAAGCTTTGGATGCGGATGAAAGCCCACTGGCGACTGTCCAAGGTGCTACACGCATCGTGACTTTCTATCGCAGAAAGTTAATTGAAGATGGATTTATTTCCACTGGTGTTTAACTTGGTCGGGCTGGGGCTTCGCGCTCCAGCCCACAACTTTGAGTCCCAGCTGGACGCTGATCTGGCTGGGGCTTTTCGCGACCCCCACCCACCTAAAACCGCCCCCACACATATAGAAAGTCGCAAGGCATAACGCTGTTACGAGATATGCCCAAAATTCTTGGATCAGGAACCTTCTACCCCACCCCTATAAAATAGTAAGAAGGTCAAGGAACCTTCTACAGGGGATTTTGTTTTGCGTAAAAATGATATATGTTTATGCTGAGTTTATATTTATCTAAAACAAAGTTGAGATGATGGATACTCCAGGTGATAGAAGCGGCGGTTTTGGTGACCGTCCTGATACAGGTTCCCCCGCCTCTTCTTTGGGGTCAAGTGGTACATCTTATAGCGTTGAACCTTCAAGCAACAATCAAGTTGGCAGTAGCGACGAGGGTAATAATAACCAACCAATGAGCCAAGAGGCTTATAATAAAGCCCAAGGTATTACTGCAACAAACCCTTATGGTAATCAAGGTTTCTTTAGTCGAGTTTTTGGAATCGACCCATCGAAAATTTCGTATACAAACTTATTGTCGCAAGATCAAATAAATAAGATTGCGGCTAATCAGTATTCGAAATATCGAAACCCATTTAACGATCCTAGTCAGCCAGCATATAATCCTAATTTTGCTTCTGGCGATATGGCGTCGGGTATTTTACGTTCAGGTGTGCGCACAGGTCAAAAGGTTATTGATCCAAGAACAGGACAAGAAACAACCGTAGAATCATTTCGTGCGCCAATGGGTTTAGGTGATACAGCTGCATCTTTAGCGTTAGGGGGCAGTGTTCCTATTGTAGGTTCTGCGTTAGCGGATGTAGGAACACGGGTAAAAGGTTTAGAGGGTCAACCGCCGACGATCGATGGTCAACAGGCAACTGAAAGAGGTAGTTCACTTTTATCAGGTATTCTTGGTCCAGCTGTTGAACAATTAACAACGGGCGGTGGAAGTGGCCGTCTTTTAGATCAAGTTATGAAAACAGCTACTGATATGTTTAAACAACCCCAACAAACAAATATAGAACAAGTACGTGCGTCAAATAAAAATAAAGCTGATGATCTTGTTCGTGAAACAATTCGTAATACAGCTCAAGGTAAGTTTACATCAGGTCAGCCTTTTGATTTAGACCAAGTATTACCTCCAACAACATTCGAAAGACGTCCAGAAGTTAATTTACAAAGAGGACCGAAAACGATTCAAGATCCAACTTCGGCAGTTCCTTCTCAAATAGAAATTAATCGAAGACCGTCACAACGTGATCAAGGAATTATGGATGCTTTAATGGGTGGCGCACGTGATGGTGCTAACCCCCCACAAGTATCAGGGTTAGGAAGTATTCCTACTGAACAAGTTGCAGACGCATCGACTTCTGAATTTTTAAGTAGGGGTGCGGCTAATACTATAAACGATATTTTTGAAACATTTCAAAAAGGACCAAGATCTGTTGACCTTGGTCCAGGACAATTAAAATTTTCAGTAGACCCGTTTGGCGAAGAAAAAAGTATTGGCGGTACATACACCATGCCTGTTCAAGATCTTGGGATACCCAGCCTGTTAGGTGGTTTACTATCGCAAAACCAAGCTCAACAACCAGCTAGTGATGCATTCCAAGTAGCCGATACATCGATGCTTGGTAATTTCATGAAACAAGGTAATTTAAAAAGTCAAGGTGGGGGCTTTTTCGGTAGCGATAAAGGTGGCGCAAGATACTATCAGTTTGGCACTAAAGGTTCAAGTAGACCTTCTAGGTCTTCCAAAGGCAGTGGCAACGTTTTTGATAAAATGTTACAAATGTTTAAATTCGATCCTAATCGAGGTGCTGGAAAGTTCGGCTAATGTCAGAAGTCCGTCCTCGTAATATTGACACATCTGGTATATTAAAGTTAATGCGCTCTGGCGGTGATTTCGCTCGTCTATTTGACGATGGTCCGAAAGCAAGCCCTACAGATCCTATAAAAATGTACCGTGGAGAGGCGTTGAGAAAAACTACTGAAACGTTAGTCCCTGACGAATTAGTTGGTAAATTTAATACTCCTAATCCTAAGAAAGCAAGAAGATATCCTGAAGATTTTGCTCTTGGTGGTAAAATTACAAGGTCGTTTGAAACAACAGCGGAAGATTTATTAAAAAACGCACATAAAGCACATATGTATCATGGTAAAGTTGCTTTAGATTTAAATCTTGCTAAAGGTGTACCTTCAGATAAAGCATCTTCATTATTTGCGGAATATGCAAACGAAGTTGACGATTTCTTTCTTAAAGAATTTAAAGATTTAAAAGAAGGCCGTATGTCAAAAGAACGGCTTATGCAACTTGCGATGACGTCTATGGACGAAGGTATATTCGACCAACGTGGCAAGATCGATGTTTTAGAAACATTTAAACGTGGTAATATTCCTGTAGCCGCTAGTGTAGGTATTGGTCGTTTATCAAAAGAAGCACTACCACGTTTACTAAAGGGTGCGGGTATTGCAGCTTTGCCCTTGGATCTTGTTTTAGGTGCGAATAAAACAGGAATGGACCCCCAAGAAGAAATAGCTCAAGCTATGGGAATAAGTCCAAACTTATTATATAATATGCCAGAAGAAGAATTTGCCCAAATAGAATCAATGTTTCGCCAAACTATGGCGGCTAGGGCAAAACAAGACAGTGCAGATGCTCAATCGATTGATGCGACAGTACCATAATGGAAGCTCAACTAAAACCATATGAACCAACTTTTCGTGAACGTTCGACTACGGTTCTCGCTAATTTTTTACGTGATAAACTTGGTGTTAATAATTATAAATCGTATGATATCGCACGAGGAATAATGGGTGATGAAAATGCATCATCTATGTTAGAAGCGTTAGGAGTAGCTGATTTTACACCTGCTGGTGCATTATTTGGTGGTCAAGAAGGAGCGAGAATGTATCAGCGTTCCGACGACCTTTTAGGAAAAGGTATAGGAGCAGGTACTGTAGCAGTAAGTGCGCTCGAAGGTCTTGGACCTTTAGGTCTTGCAATTAAAACTGGAAGAAAAGTTTTACCGAAAGCTGTTAAACCAGACGAACCTGATAAAGGACGGCGAACTGTTGTAAAAGGATTAGCAGCATTACCTGTTGCTGGCTCAGCAGTTGCTAAAGGTATCGCTGATTTACCAATAGGTACAGCTTCTAAAATAGCAAAAGCCGTACCGAATGTAACAGGGTCTAAATTATTAGACGGATTACCTTTTGTACAAAATCAACTTAAAGATGTTTTTTATCTTAGACTTGATTCCCCAAAACCAGATTTACAAGGGTTATATCATTTAGATGATATAAAAACAGAATTAGAAGAATTAGCAGGTATGCCTAGATTTCCTGGACCGTCTCTTAAAAACAAAGAAGAACTGTTAGATAAACCTTTAGACGATTTTCTTCCGAAAGTACAAGACAATAAAAGAGAACTTGTTGAAGAGGTTGTACGTGAAGGGCATGCAATGGATATTCAATCTCCAATTACTTTTGAATTAATTGAAGACATTATGGATGCTAATCCTGGAATAACTTTACGAGAAGCTATAAAAAAAGTAGATGATGAAATTAATACTATCCTTAAATCTAAAAATATGGAGCTTTCTGACGTAGATTTATCTTCAGGATATTTAGTCGATACAGAAATGCAAATAGAGCTAGGTGCAAATCGCCCAGTATATATGGGTGCGCCAATGAAAAATACAGATCCTGATAAAACTTTTCGTGTAGGA